GAAAAACCTTTATACTTACTAGGTATACTACCACCTTTAACCATTTGTACAGCTTTATCTTGATACACATTCATTTGCTGCATCTTATCAGGGTTTTGTTGTAAGAATGCATTAAAGCCACTCATGTCACCTTTATAGCCCATACTACCTGCAATACGTTGCATAGCTTGTGGTTTAAATCCTTTGAATTGTATCATTATCTAGTCCCTAAATATACAAAGCCAACCAAACATCCAGTGCAAATAATAAATACAGCTATACCTGCTGACCATTCTATTATTGACTGTTTAATTTCTATTTGTCTGTGCTCATGTTCTTTCTTTTGTTTTCTTAACTTGGCTTCTATCTCAAGTATCTCTTGCCACTTAGATGGGCCATACATAACCGATATGTAATCTTTTAGTTCTTTACGCATGGACTCAGCTTTTTCTTTAGCTTGCCATATTTCCATTGCCTGTGCCTCAACACCACTACCTAGAGCCTTATACCAAGGTGGCTTTTGAGATTGTCTGTCTGCAAAGTCTAGGTCTGCTACTGCACCTGCCCACTGAGAGAGTTGACCACCCATGTCTTGCAAGTCTCTGCCTACTTGTATACCTTTTTTAATTGCATTGAAGGCTGCAGTAGCACCAGCTATAGCTGTTACTGGATCAATCATAGTATCCCCCCAACGATTGTATTAGTTTTCAGTGTCCCTGTTTGCCATCTTTTCCACTGAGTCACGTATGGCTTTTATGTTTTCATCCATGCGTCCAAGGGTTACGGCTTGACTTTGTACTACTTTTTCTAAAGCCTCTATTCTAGTTTCGTGCCGTATAAGTTCACGTTGATTGTTTTCTATATTGTTGTCCAGACTTGATACGTACCAGACTAATGCTACAGTCTGACCGACAATAGCTAGTATAAAAGAGATAGGTACAGATTTACTTAGATGCCAGCTATTGTCAGTCATTATTTATTTATTCCTTGTTGTCTTCAAGATCGTTTGCAAGATCAACAGCAAATGCTTCACGACCTACTATGAGTTGATCTAGGTTAAAACGTGTAGTGTTAATCTTACGTTCTAAATCCTGCACATGTGCAAGCATAGTCTTTTGCTTATCCGTCATGTCATCAACGTTGTACTCTACTTCGTTGACCGTGATGACATTTTTTGTTTTCTCTGTCATGTTAGTCTCCTTTTGTTAAACAGATGGTCATTTAGACCTTATATAATTATACACATTTTTGTGTAGTTGTCAAGGCTTATTAGGCCAAGTTATACTAAAAGGATAACCTTCTTGTGCTGGTATATCCCGTAGTGCCTGACGATATGTAGTCGTGTCAGATGACATAGTTACATCTGATAGAGCCATCCAATCAGTCTCTTGCAATAATCTATCACGTTTAGCTCTTACGTTAGACTCTGCAGTGGCTTGTTCCATATTCTGTGCAGTGTAAGATACTTCCCACTCGTTGCCGTACAGGGGTTGTCCTACCTGATCTGTATCTACTACACCTGTTTCAGGGTCAGTACAGTCAGCTTCAGTCTTCATGCGGATGACTTCCCGTGTAGGCGTACCTACTACAAGTGTTTGAACCAGCGGGTCATAGGTTGGCTTCTCAAGCTCAGTCACCTGATAGACTGCATACCTACGCAAGATCGTATTAGGGATCTGGCGTGGAAAAGATGTGTTTGGATTATCACGGCGAAATTGCCCAACGGTGTAAGGGAATTGGTCGGGCTGACCGTTTGTAAGTTTAACGTGCATGGTTTCTCCTATGTTGAGTATTGGAAGATGGTGTCGTTTGTTGTACCGGAAACATACATCTTAGAACCGTCAGGCTTAAAGAATAATGCGCTTGTTGAAGAATTAACCTGCCCTGCAACAGAAAATGAAATAGAGCTGTAGGCTGCAGATGAAACGTCCCAAGCTGTGCTTAGTGCATATTCATACACAGAGTTTGTCCCAAAACCCGCTATCCACATCTTTGTTCCGTTTGGGTTAAAAAAGACGCCAGTTGGACCTGCATCTTGTGACGATAGGCTAAATGCCTGAACATGGGAGGCGGTAGAGATGTCCCAAGCAGAAGACAGTGAGTATTCGTTTATTTCATCTCCCCAAAACCCAACATGATACATCCTCAGTCCATCTGGCTTAAAGAAAATGCCAGCTGGGCCATCCTCAAAAGACGAAACATCAAAAAGCTGCGTGTAAGAGGCAGTGGAAATATTCCATGGAGACGATAGGCTGTATTCGTACACGCTATCATTATTTACACCAGTGATGTACATCTTGGTCCCGTCAGGCTTAAAGAATAGCCCAAAAGGATTTGTATCTTGAGAACTCACGCTAAAGTTCTGCGAATAAGTAGCAGTCGAAATATCCCAAGCTGTGCTTAAGTCGTATTCATTCACATCGTTGTCATTGCTACCCACCATATACATCTTGAGGCCATCAGGTTTAAAAAACAAACCTCTTGGTAGGCTGTCTTCCGTCGAAACGTTTAAGCTAACACTATCATAACTCGCATTAGCCAGATCAGGATCAGTCCACACAGGCCCGCTAGGCGCACCAGCCGCACCCATTTGCATTAGTCTTGATATGCTCATGCCATTGCACCCCCTGCTTGGAACCCCTGATAGGACGTACCGCCATCGTCTGTCAGAAAGACAAGCACATCTGTCTCACCGATAGCTGGCCCGTCTGGGGCTGTGCCGCTGGGCCACTCTACTGACGATGGGTAGCTGAATGTGGCTGTTGCTGTGGAGCCTGTGGAGTATTGGTATATAACATCACCCGTATTATCAGAAATATACATTTTAGATCCGTTTGATCCAAAGGTCATGCCAAAGCTAAAAGAAGTTTGCGTCGATGTTGAAAAACTTACCGAACTGTATGAAGCTGCTGATAAATCCCAAGCCGTTGTAAGAGTGTATTGATAAACAGAATTGCTGCCAAAACCCTGTAGCCAAAAAGAAGCTCCATCAGGTTTAAAATATATTGATATGGGTGTACTGTCTTGACTTGAAACAGACAGTGACACACTGTCGTAGCTTGCAGTGGAAATATCCCACGCAGTGCTTAATGTGTATTGATATATGCTGTCATTCCCCGCATCAACAACATACATTTTAGTTCCATCAGGTTTAAGCCATAAATCTCTTGCGCTTCCAGCTTGGCTGCTAACACTAAAGCTTGCACTATCATAAGATGCCGTGGTGATATCCCATGCCGTTGACATGGAGTATTGATAAACCACTCCACCTATGGAGACTACATAAATCTTAGTTCCATCTGATCTAAAAAATGCTCCGTACATATTTGTAGCTTGAGAGCCTAAATCAAAACTGTTTGATGTATAAGAAGCAGTTGATATGTCCCAAGCGGTTGATAACGAATACTCAAAAAGATCATCATTTGTTATACCCAACAAAATCATCTTTGTTCCATCAGGAGTAAATTGTATGTTTGTTCCTGCTGCATCTTGCGTTCCAAAAGCAAAGCTAACACTATCATAGCTTGCGTTAGCAATGTCATAACCCGCACCTACATTTGCCCCAGTAACCGCCAAAGCAAAGCCAGCCGCCGTGCCAGATGCTGGTGCATTGCTAAAAGTAAACGTGGTGTTGGCTGATGGGGTGTAGTTGAAGTAGGTGCCGCTGGAGATGTCTACGGTAGAGCCGGTGATTGTCCCAACGCCCTGCGCTTGATTAGCTGCAAACGCACCGGAGCTATAGTCAATTAAAACGCTCATGAATATGCATCTCCCGCGTGAAAGCCGTAGTAGCTAGTGCCGCCGTCTGTGCTATAAAAAGTAAACGCATCGGTCTCGCCACTAGCAGGTGCTGATGGTGCTGTGCCGCCAGCCCACTTTACAGACGAAGGCCAAGCGATTGTTACTGTAGCAGACGGTGTAACCTTCAGTGTGAAATCAATAGCTGTTCCAGAGGCTGGTGGGTTGCTGAACGCATAAGTCACATTAGCAGACGGTGCGTGAACAAACGTGTTGCCAGTCGAAAGGTCTAATGTGGGGCCGGTGTTACTGAATGCGGCTGTGGGTGGAGTGAAGTTGGAGGTGTAACGGGCAGTGCCTTTGGTGATGCGAATATCGTCAATAAAGCCATCCATCCACATATCAAAACTACGACTGGCTTGTGTGTTGCCTATCGTCAAAGTTGCATCTGAATAATCTAAAGAGTTTGACCACGAAGCTATAGAGGTTCCGTTGGTATATATCTTTATATTACCAGAACTTTTAACAACAGCTATATGATTAAACCCTCCCGTATATGTTGCAAAAGGAAGAGAGTTTGTTTGACCCCGATAGTTTGTGTCATAAACATTGATTGAATATTCTTTGGCATTTGAAGATGTTGTAGCTTCATACCAAATAGACAATCTTCTAGTGCCTTGGAAGTCAAAATGATAATTATCATCACTACCTC